GGGTCCTATCGGAGAGCGTGTTCTTATAGATTCCGAAATTCGTCTTGTTGAACGGTTTGGTGAACCTGATGCTAATACATACCAGTATTTCTTTACTGCTGCAAACTTTCTCGCATATGGCAATAACCTTCGAGTGGTTCGGGCTGCCAACACTGCGACTAGGAATGCGACAGCCAATTCCGCAGCTGCAGTACTCATTAAAACTCAAGATCTCTATGAATCTGATTATTACGATGGATCGGGAACGTTTGGAATGTGGGCGGCTCGGTATGGTGGCAGTCTTGGAAACAATATTAAAGTTTCCATTTGCCCGTCAGCGAATGCCTTTTCGTCCAATCTAACGGCGCAGATTAGTTCCACAGCAAACGCAGCTAGTGTGGGCGATACTACCATTAACGTCACGGTCAATCCAACCAACTATCTCTCCGTCAATGACTTGGTCAAACTCGGAACCAATGACTATATCAAAGTCAGCGCGGTGAACTCTGGTAATATCGTATTGTCTGGTGCATTGACTGTTGCGATTACTGCTAACACCGCACTTCTGCGGAAATGGCAGTATGCAGATGAGTTTGATCGCGCACCTGGAACATCTGCGTACGCAACTAACTTAGGTGGGTCCATTGATGAAGCCCATATCATCGTCATTGATGAAGATGGTGGAATCTCTGGTGTTCCTGAGACTGTTATTGAGAAATATCCATTTGTTTCCAAAGGCTCTGACGTTAAGGATGAAAGTGGCACGTCGATTTATTATCCAGAAGTCATCTTCAGAAAATCTAAGTGGATCTATTGGGGCGATCATGACACAGCTGGCACCAATTGGGGCACCACTGTGGTTGGTAAAACATTTACTAATGTCTACAAGCCTAATTATGCGTCATTGGGTGGCGGTGTCGATGCGGCACCATCAAATGCTGATTTGATTACCTCATATGATCTGTTTGCCAATGCAGATGTTGTGGATATTTCGTTAGTTCTAGGAGGTCCTGCGAATCAGACAATTGCTACACATCTGATTTCTAACATTGTTGAAACACGTAAGGATTGCGTAGCATTCTTCTCGCCACTCTATGCTGATGTGGTGGACAATGCGGGGGGTGAGGTAGATGATGTGGTTGCTTATCGTAATCTGTTAGCATCTACTTCCTATGCCTTTTTAGATTCTGCTTGGAAGTATCAATATGATAAGTATAACGATGTCTATCGTTGGGTTCCAGTTTGCGGTGATACCGCAGGGTTATGTGTCAGAACTGACAATACTCGCGAACCGTGGTTTTCACCAGCGGGATTCAATCGTGGTTCTATTAAGAACGTTATTAAGTTATCTTGGACACCATCACAAACTGAACGAGATGAACTCTATAAAAATGGCATCAATCCAGTAACTACATTCCCAGGTGAGGGATCAATTCTATATGGCGATAAGACTCTGCAGAGTAAACCGAGTGCATTTGATCGAATCAATGTGCGTCGGTTGTTTATTGTGTTAGAGAAAGCCATCGCTCGTGCAGCTAAGTATTCACTGTTCGAGTTTAATGATGAATTTACTCGCGCACAGTTCGTCTCATTGGTGGAACCTTTCCTCCGTGACGTTCAAGGTCGTCGTGGTATCTTTGATTTCCGTGTTGTCTGTGATACCAGCAACAATACACCAGAAGTCATTGATCGTAACGAATTTATTGGTGACATTTATATTAAACCTGCTCGCAGCATCAACTTCATTAAGTTGAACTTTGTTGCCGTGAGAACTGGTGTGGCGTTTGACGAAGTGGTTGGAAAGTTTTAAAGATTCCACTAAATACTGATACGAATTAAGGAGAACCTATATGCCATTTAATGTTGCTACTTTTAGATCAAAATTCGCTAAGGATGGTGCACGTCCCAACTTGTTTCAAGTGGAAATGCAGTTTCCAACAATCTTCGGAGTCGCTGGCGACTCTGGAGAAAAGTTGACATTTATGTGTAAGACTGCTGCATTGCCTGGATCTACTATCGGTATTGTAAATTTACAGTATTTTGGTCGTGAAGTCAAATTAGCAGGGAACCGCACCTTTGCTGATTGGACAATTACGATTCTGAACGATGAAGATTTTATTGTTCGGAAAGCGTTTGAAAAATGGATGGGAGGAATCAATACCCATTCAACCAATCTTCGCTTGTCTGGTGCTGTTGGATCAGCTGCTTACACTGCTAGTCCAATTGTTACGCAATATGGCAAGACTGGTGATGTTATTAAAACTTACCAAATGATCGGTGCATTTCCCACAGATCTCGCACAGATTGATTTGGACTGGGGTTCCAACGACACGGTGGAAGAATACACAGTAACTCTGTCGTATCAGTACTGGCAGACACTGGGTGAAAATTCACCGTTGACAGTCTAGTTATGATGACAGCGCGGGGGAGTTCGCTCCCCCGCTTTATTATTATTTTGTGATGGAGTAATTACCCCATGCCAATTTCGTTATTCGGATTCACTCTCGGCAAAAAAGAATCAGTTCAAGTTCAACCAGACGACAAACCCGCGCTGGTTCTCCCTCAATCCGCTATTGAAGACGGCGCAGTCACTATTACGCAGGGTGCGTATTATGGCACCTATGTAGATTTAGAAGGATCAGTCCGCAACGAACTTGAATTGGTGACGCGGTATCGCGAAATGTCGCTTCATCCAGAATGCTCCATGGCGATTGATGATATTATCACTGAATCAATCTCACAAGATACAGACAATCAAATCGTCAAAATCAATCTCGAACAACTCAAACAACCAGATACCATCAAAAAGAAAATCGAAGCAGAATTTGAAGAAATTCTTCATCTGCTAAATTTCAAGAATATTGCCGAAGAATTGTTTCGTCGCTGGTATGTGGATGGACGAGTCTACTTTCATGTGATGGTGAATGAGGACAATCCCAAGCTGGGCATTCAAGAGTTACGATTTATTGATCCACGAAAGATTCGAAAAGTTCGTGAAATATTGAAACAACGAGATTCGTCAACTGGGGTAGATACAATTGCTGCGGTGTCTGAATACTATGTGTTCAATGAACGTGGGATGACTGCGCAGACTTATACCGCATCAACAAGTCAAGGCATTCGTATTGCTACTGATTCTATTGTCTATGTTCCGTCAGGCATGTTAGATGCCAAATCGGTCATGGTGATTTCACATCTCCATAAAGCCATCAAGCCACTAAATCAGTTGCGCATGATTGAAGATGCGGTGGTCATTTATCGGTTGTCTCGTGCACCAGAACGCCGAATTTTCTATATTGATGTTGGCAATCTTCCCAAACTCAAAGCGGAACAATACGTCCATGATATTATGGTCAAATACCGCAACAAATTGGTATATGATGCCAGCACAGGAGAAATTCGGGATGAACGAAAACATCTGAGTATGCTGGAAGATTTTTGGTTGCCCAGGCGCGAGGGATCTAAAGGCACAGAAATCACTACGCTGCCAGCTGGGCAAAATCTTGGGCAGTTGGAAGATGTTATTTATTTCCGCAAAAAGCTCTATCAATCTCTCAATGTGCCAATGACTCGTTTAGATGATCAAACGGGTGGTGGATTGGCTGGATTGGGTCGGGCGGCAGAAGTTACCCGCGATGAAATTAAATTCTTTAAGTTTATTCAACGACTTCGTCGAAAGTTTTCACAAATATTTGATGATGCCTTACGAGTACAATTGTCTCTCAAAGGCATTTGTTCTGTGGAGGAATGGGATCAAATCAAACAAGACATTACTTACGATTTCATGTCTGACAATCACTATTATGAATTACGTGAAGCTGATCTAACTCAGAATCGTGTCGCCCTGGCAGCTCAAATTGATCCTTTTGTTGGTAAATATTACTCTCAAGCCTGGGTGAAACGTCATGTTCTGCGAATGACTGAAGACGAAATGGCAGAGATGCAAGATGAGCTAGAACAGGAACAGAAACAAGAAATAACATCATCGGACCCTGCTATGGCACCAGTCGGAGAACTTCCTGCGCAACCCGTTGCGATGCAACCTCCCGCGATGCCAGAACCATTGCCGACAGCACCTGTAGCACCAAAATCCTTGACGCCAGATTTAGATGCAGCTGTGAGTGCAGCAAAGAAAAGATTATAAATAATATGAGGTGTTTATGTCTAATATTAACGATTTAATTCAGTCAGTGGCAACGGATAAATTGACAGATGCAACGGGTTCTGTACATGAGTTGCTGGGGCAACGTGTGTTGAACGCTTTGGATACACGTAAGCAAGAAATCGCGTCAGCGTTGTTTCAGCAAGAGGTTAAACCAACTGTTGAGCCAACTGGGGGGATATGAAATCTTTCGGTGATTTGAAACGACAACTGAACGAAGCCGTTTCACCCGAACAGCAACGGTTTGATATATTGGTGCGTGCAGGGTTGATGGATAAAACTCTGCTGCCCAAACTTCATCGTGTAATGGATAAGTTGCATCAAGAGAAACCGATGTCCATGCAAGAACGACAACTGGTGTTTGACTTGGTAAAACAATTAACACAGATTGTTAGTGGTAATATGGGCGTCTTTCAAAAAGTACGGCAAGCGGTAAGAGAAGAACAGATTCAGGAAATTGCTGATTCTGCTGATTCTCCTATTGCATTACTTAATAAAGAACCGCCGATGTTAATCATTCTTCGTCGAAAAGCAATTCGTATGTATCCGCATGATACTAAAGTAGCATTGTATTATAGTGACAAATTAAATCGATACTTTACGGTTCCTTTTCAAGATACGGAGTCGCCCAAATAAAATGAATCAATTGATTGCACAAATTATGACAGAGCGATTTCAAGACGCTCGTGCAACGATTGTAGAGCGATTAAATACGATTCGTGATATTGCATGTGTGCGAATGAAAACGATGATTGGAGATACATTAGGGGAATCGCACGAGACAACAGAACTATTGACGGAAGGTGATGTGTTACGTCGCGGACGAATTAATCTTATTCGTCGGCGCATTCGAAAAGGTAAACTGCAGCGTAACATTAAGCGATCTGCGATTAGAGGATTTACACTGAAACGAGGAAAACTGGTACGGATCCCAGCTGCAGCGCGAATACGAATGCGGTTAAAAGCACGTAAGGCAGCAATTAAACGTCGTGCAAAATTACAGCAAGCATTACGAAAACGAAAAATTAGTTTGCGGAAAAGAAAGGCAATGGGTATCCACTAATGAGACTGAAAATATTATCCAACGAAGTCACACTAAGTTCATCGGCAAACACCACTGTTAGTGGTGCTACCTTATTGCGATTGGTTAATACTCATGCCAGCACCCAACATGTTATTACGATTGCGGATGGTGCCGGCACCACAACTGGCAATGTGACCATTCTAGCAGCTTCTGAAATGCTTTTAGAAAAAGATCGAACGGAAACAGTACAGGTTGATGCAGGAACGAATGTTAAAGCTGTTCCTGTCGCCTACAACCACTAAAGGTTATCCATGAAACTACTCAAAGAGTTTTATTCAGGTTCTGATACAGAAGTCTTGGTGGAAAAGTCTGATACAGGCAATAAGAATTATTACATCAAGGGCGTCTTTATGCAAGCGGAAGCAAAAAACCGCAATGGGCGAGTTTACCCCAAACCGATTCTAGAGAATGAATTGACACGCTATCAGCAGTTAATCAGTGAAAAGCGGTCTTTGGGTGAACTGGGGCATCCAGACACTCCTACCATCAATCTGGATAAAGTTTCTCATCTCATCACAGAGTTACATTTTGATGGGAATAATATCTACGGAAAAGCGAAAATT